GAACGCGACCTCGTCGCCTGAGTAGTCGTATTCGACCGTCATCTCGCCCGACTTCGACCAGCCCGCCGCGTGCCAGACGACGGCTCGGTCGGTGAGTCCGTTGAGGGCGAGGTTCGTGCGGACGAGTTCGGCGTTCTCCGGGACGGCTTCGATGGCGAGCACCCGGAGGTCCGGGTTGTCCATGAGGAGCCCGATCGTGACCGCGCCGATATGCGCTCCGAGGTCGAGCGCCCAGCCGGCGAGGCCGCGCGGTAGGTGGTATTCGTCGCCTGAGTCCCAGGTAGCGCCCATTGGATTGCGGAGACAGGCCGAGACCGTGTTCCAGTCGGTCGTGTCGCGACGGTACGTCATCTTTACGAGATGCCCGCCGGGTGTGTGCCATTCGGCGGTTTCGGTGCCTGGTCCGTATTGGGGACCGTGTCCGTCGAGCATAGAGGTGCGAGCCTCCTTCTTGCGAGCATGTAGGTGGAAGCCGGGAAGGTGCTCGCACGCCTTCCCGGCTCATGTAGTGCGGGGCGCTTGTGGTGCGCCCCAGACCGTCTAGATGCCGATGATCTTCTGGACGCGGCCCGTGCGGACCGCCGGCTCGGCATTGAACCCGAACAGCTCCTCTGCCCGGAAGCCTGTGATGTTCTGGTCGAAGCGGCTACCCGCCTCGCTCGACACATCGACCCGGTACTCCTGTCCGAGGAAGATCGTGCAGGCCGTCTTGTCGATCAAGAGCCCGGTGCCAGCCGATGCGGCAGGCCAGTTCGGGTCCGTGATGAGCGGGACGCCCCACGCCGACGTGATGGGCGGATTGGCAGCAGCGCCACCAGCCGGATCGACGGCCCAGCCACCCGCATACGCGGTGCCGAGGCCTTCAGCGGCAGTCTCCCAGTAGTCGGTCGGGTTCATGACGTAGACGAGGTTCCCGCGACGGACGCCGCGTGCCTCCATCGCCGCGATGCCACGGGCCATCGTCGCGAGACGCGGCTCCGAGGACAGCGTGGTCTTGAATGCAGCCGGATCGCCGAAGGCGAGGAAGGCCGCGAAGAAGCCGAGCGGCTGGGACGAGCCCGAGCCGTTGTTGATGAACGTCGCCTCGGAGATGCCGATCTGGTCTGCGAGACGCTTGCGAGCCTCGTTCTCAGCGGCACCGTTCGACTGCTGAAGGAGCTGGTTGCCGACGTCGGCGATCTGGGCGATCTGGTACAGCGTCGCCGTTGCGCGGGCGAAGCTGAAGTCGCGGACGTCCTTGTTGGAACCATAGGCACCCTGCAACAGCGCAGCGGCCTCGGCGGTGATGGTGTACGGGATATCGACGCCCGCACCCGACACGCCGCCCACGACGTCGAAGACGCCACGGTAGGGATTGGTCAGGGTCAGTGCGCTGATGAGGCTGGCGACGAAGTTGTTCGGGATGATCGCCGTGCCAGTGGCAGACGAGGTACCGAGGATGGCCTTCACGAACTCCTGCGCGTCGGGGTCGCCGTTGCGTCGGGCGATGAGCGCTCCGAGCCAGTTGACTTCGTTGAAGCGCCCGACCGACTTTGTGGCCGGTCCGCTGTTCGGGACGCCCGCCAGGATGGCGGATGCCTTGGACGATGCCGACTGCCGGGTCCACGACGCCATCTTGGCCTCGAGGTCGTTCAGTTTGGCTTCGGTCTGCTCGGCCCGCTCCTCGAGCATGAGGTCGTCGATCTCCGCCGACTTGGTCGTGATCTCGGCCTGGATGGACTGCACCCGGTCGAGCGGCATGTCCGACTTGTCACGGAGTTCCGTGGCGAGGTCGGTGATGGCCTTCTTGATCTCTTCGACCTTCCGGTCGCGTTCTGTACTCATAGGTCCCCTTTCAGGACCCGCTAGCGAGCATCGCGGAGGTTAGATGGTCTTGATACGAGCGAGGAGCGCGGCGCTTTCGGCCTGAGCCCTCGCCACGGCCAGCCGTTCGATCGCCAGAGTCTCGCCATCCTTCGCGGACAGGTACGTCTCCAGGTCAGTCCCGAGGCTGATGCCGGACAGGGTGAAGTCAGCCGCCGCCTTCGCGGGGATGACGCGAGCGAAGATGTTCGCCGGGGTCGGCGTGAGGGTCTGTTCGATATGCGGCCACGTCAGGATCTCCCCGTCCTTCGCTTTCTGGACGAGATGTCCAAGCGCCCCGGAGGAGCCGAAGACCTTGCCGGCGGCGAGCATTGCGGAGACCTGCGCCCAGTAGCGGGCTGAACGGTCGAGCCACATCGTCCCCCACCAGCCGTCGTCTTCCTTGGTCAGTTCGTCCTCGGTACCGAGGATGGCGTCCTTCATCACCTGGTCGCCGCCGTGATGCCAGAGCACCGGACGGGTGGGGAACCAGTCGGCCTTGATATCGGTCCGAGGCGAGAAGTACTCGCCGTCGAGATCCTTACCGCCCGCGAACGGTCCCCCGAACGGGATGGCGAGGACGCGCCACTTGACGCTCGTGAGCTGTTCGGCTTTCAGGGGGTCCATGTTCACCTGCGTTTCAGTTCCACCGCGAGGTCGGGGATGACGTTGAAGTAGTGCGTCCGGGCGTATGCCTGGTGCTCAGGCGTTCGACTGCTGATCGTGTCCGCGATGCCGGTGCCGGAGACGACGACGACCTCGAAGTCCACGTCGGTGTAGTGCTGGAGGCCGTTCGCCGCCCGCCATGCCGGGTCGAGGTAGTACCACGTCATCTCGTGGATGTAGCGGGTATGCGTCGGGTCCCAGAAGGCTCTGTCAGACCGGGAGTAGGGGTGGACGATGTGGATGAGCGCACCCTTGCGACAGATGCGGTAGACCTCTTCCCAGAAGAGCCACCAGCCGTCACGGCTGCCCCACTCGGGGAGGTTGTGCGGGATGTGCTCGACGAAGTGACTGACCCGGACTTCCGATACCGTGCCGGTTTCGATCGGCCAGGGGAACGAGTAGAGGTCATGCTTGATGTCCGCCTGGTCCCCGCCGATGTCGATCCCGACGTAGCCGGGTGCCTTCGCGTTGCCGCACGCGATATCGAGCTTGATGTACTTGGTGCGAGCCAAGATGCCCTCCTACCAGACCATGCCGGCGGGCCCGAACGACCCTGCCGCGTCGAGATGCCCCACCTTCACGCGGGTATCGCAGGCGACCTTGTGCCCCGCCTTGCGGACCCGCTCGAAGAAGTGGAGATCCTGCGTGTAGCCCTTGCCGCCTTTCTCCTGCGACCATTCCTGGACCGTCTCGAACCACGGCGACGCCAGTTCGCGGAAGAGGTCCATGCGAAAGAGCGTGAAGCCCATCCCGAGCCCGTTGCATTCCTGCACCGCGTCGATGCGGGGGACCTGCGGCTGGAAGTTGAGCAGCCCCTTCGGGTCGCCGTAGATCATCGGCTGCCCGCCCTCGCCCTTGGTCCAGTACAACCCTCCGACCGCGGCGTAGGCGTCGATGGACTCGTAGAGCTTGAGCAGTCCGTCCGGGGGAGGGAGGTTGTCCTCCTCGAGCGTCAGGATGTAGCGCCACTTGGACAGGTCCGGGTGGGCCATGATCGTCGAGATGGCCGACTGGTAGGCCGCTCCGACCTCCATCCCCGACACGAACAGCCGGACGACCTTCTGGTTCATCGGGGTCATCAGCCCCATCCAGTTCTCGACCGATCGGGCCGGTATCATCCCCCGCGTCGGGACGATGATGATGGTCGAGATGTCCCGGTATGCCTTGCCTTCGCTCAGTCGCCTTCTGGCTGCCTTGGCGTGGTCGTTGTGGAAGCCGACGTCGCCGCCGACGATGATCTGCGGGTCCAAGGGTGCGAGCCCTCCCTAGTGTGTCGCGACGTTCTGGTCCAGTTCGATGAGCGGCACGAACCCGGCCATGCCGACCTGCCGGTTGAGTTGATTGAGGTGGATGGATGCCGGGAACGCTGCGGTGGTGGCGGAGTAGACCCCGGCCCAGTTCGGCAGACCTGCGGTCGTGTTCGTGACCGACGCCGCACCGAACGCTCCGGAGATGTTCATCGTCGAATGCGATGCGCCGTACAGCGCCCATGATCCAAGCGCCGGACCCGCAGTCGAGGAGAAGTACGCTCCGACGTAGACCCCGCCTTCAGTGAAGACCGGGCTCGATGACCACTGCGACGAGTGGATCGTCGCCCAGCGGATCCCCGAGAGCGTCTGACTGACAAGGGTCGAGCCGAGTGTCCCCGCCGTTCCCCAGGACCACGAGGCCGAGTTGAGGAGCGACAGCGTCGAAGCCGACGCGGAGCCCGAGATCCGGTAGATGCCGAGGCCGAAGCTGATCGTCAGCGCCGCTACGTTCGTGGCGGTCGTCGTATACGAGAGCGACATGAGGACGCGTGCCGTCGAGGCGGTGATGTCCGCCGGGAAGACCGCGTCGTATGGGTGGAACGGGAAGACGAACAGGCTTCGGGTGCTCGCGGTGGCGTTGGTCGAGGTGAGCGTCGGGATGCCGTGGAGGTTTCCGAAGGTGGACATCACGATGTCGGGAACGCCGAGGCTGATCGTCTGCGCGTTCGTGCTGAGTTGCAGCCCGCCCGTCGCGGAGATGACGACCGTGCCCGAGGTATAGGTCGTCAGTGCGTTCGCCGCGAGGTTGATACCGCCACCGGCTCCCGGAGCCGCCACGCTGAACTGGAAGGCGTTGCCCGTCGTCGAGCGGATGGTGATGTTCGCCAGACCTGACAGGTTGACGGTTCCCGAGGTATACGTCGTCTCCGAGTTGCCCACGCCGCCGACGAATGTCTG